CAAAACTATATAAGCTGTGTTTGCAAGTCAGTTCAAAAGAGCAATCCAATGCCATCGACCACGTTCACCCGTAGGTTACTGAGATATATGCATCAATTTCGAGCCATTCAAAGAAAAAACGTATCTTTCGATGATGTAGAAAAGTCAGATTGGTAATGATGACAAGCCAAACAAAATTACACAGCTAAACAGCTTCGCCAAGTCAAGTCTTGATCACTCTTCGCTAGAGTCTTAGTCATACAGCGGAAAACATGGATCAGAGTTTTAGTCTTACTATCCATCCAGTGGTGGTACGGCGATACAACCTAAATAAGTGTCTTTCTTCTCATAACAGATCTCATGATCTTGTCGTTGCTGAAGATAATGTAGGTGTAAGCGAAACTCGTTGAAAGCAGTCGCCCAGGTCCGATTGTTGACCTTCCTAACATAACGATTGTGTTTATCGAGCAATGTAGCTCTTAACTTCCCTTTCTTTCCCGGCAGAACAACCTGGAAAATTTTTTTCAGATCCAATCTGAATAGGGTTTCAATCGTAAGATACTTATATAACCGACTATGCTGGTCTTCAGCAATGGAAAATTCGGGTTCTTTAAATTCCTTCGAGAGGTTAACAAGTATCTTCTTGCGCACTTCGCGGAATCCCGTGCAAGCAGTAAAACGATCAAATCGTTCTTGTACCTGATCATGGACAATCCACATCGGGTCACTGCGTTCCTTCAATATTCGGAATCTTTTGCATGATTTCATTTTGCTGATGATCAGCGATGCACACCATTTGTCCGTTTCACTATAGGCCTTTTTCTTTTCAAGGCCGGCCCCGCCAAGGTATTGTGGCATATCCCAAGGAATGGCCCACTTCAAGTCATCGTCGTATTCCGGTCTTAGAGCATTACCATTAAAATAAATGAAACGCTCGGAGACCTTCTCCCAGATGTCTGTCGGACAACTTTTCCTAAGTTCAGCATGAAGTTCACCCATCTGGCAATACGTTCGAGATGCTGTACCACTACCTCCGGACCGTGTTTTTCCGAACATGATCCCCATATTCACGAATTTGATATGAGTCCATACCCCCTCAACAAGGTGAAAGGTAGTACTATTCAAGACACATATAGGTCGTCCGACCCGAGAGAACAGAGTTTTACCGACGCTTGTCGACAACCCTCCAAAACTAGTGATTCTCTCCCAAATTTGCTGCAGGTTCGATCGATTTCCCTTCAAGGTACAATCGTCACCATTAATAAGCAGAGAGGCAATCTTACCTCCTCGTGAATAAGGCTTATCTGTAAGCCTATAAGATCGATTGTCAGCAACCTCAAGAGACCAACGGCACATTGCCGCGTTGGCTAGACAGAGAACAGGAAAGCTTGTCACACTTCCCATCAACTGTCCCTCCCTCTGTGGTTGCCAAATACCATCAATTTGGTAGAAATGATGTATAAGTGATCGGATAAACATATCCTTGTGATCATCATCAAACTCATAACCCACACCAGGTTGATGAGCTTCGCGAATACAATTCACGATTTCTAAACCGATCGTTTTGGAGACCCAACTGTGCAAATTGTCAGTTGAGGCTTTGTAATCCCCATTTATGATAATCTCATTATCTCGAGGAATCCCAATACTCTTTGTGACATGGTCAACCGTAATCGGTTCACTGATCATCTTGAAGACACGATTGTCTTTCAAAACTTTCCACATGAACTTCTGTAAAGGTGACAAAAATGTATATAAAAGAGGGGGACCCTTAGAGATTACCCTGATCTTCAAGGCCTCAGCCAAGCCGACCGCTTCAACGTAAGCATCCTCGGAAACAGCAAGTTCCTTGATACAGTCCATTAAAACAGCCCACTTGGCACGAAGGAGACTCTCATCGTACTCTACAAGCTTGACATTATGTTGTTTTCCAATTTCTCTTTCAAGATCGAAGCAGGCTTGTCGTATCCTGCCTTCGTCTCCGAATCCTTTCGCGATTTCAGATCGCGCCTTACCATCAACTTGGTTTGTGACAACTAAGGGATTTTCAGGATCAAAGAGGCCAAGTCGCGCAATGATTTGCGTAACAATTCCCACGGCACCACAGGAGCCACGGCTCCTAATGTAATTGGCGGAGGTTGAAGGAAAGAACGGTTCATAGTGAAGCTCTTCTGTATATTGCTTCCCTTTGAATAGTTCTTGCACTGTCCTTCTCAACTCGCGTTTCATCGATTTTTTATCGATCACCTCAGAATTTCCCCAATACATATGACTCTCAACACCTAGACAATTTGCGAAGTGGTACGGCGAAAGGCCACTCATACCGCACTCATCACAAAAGTGATCTTGAACGACAACAGGTTGTGTCGTTAGGTGTCTAGCGCATTTTTCCTCTGCGGCTGCGATCATAGACTCGTCAGCGCGAGGCATCCCCATCTTAGCTTGATTGATAGTGACACAGAAGCTTTCATACTTCTTACTGTCCTTCTGTTTCAACAATTGAAGATAGCTGCCAAAGTAGCCGCTGAAAATTACCTGTGGGCAAGAATCAACTAGTCCAATTGGCTTTGGCGGGATGTCTTGCTTCTCATGTGAAGCATAGAATGCACATGTCTTGTACTTGAAATAAGGGATCCACGACTTACAGTCGTTAATCGATTCCATATAGTCAAGGCATCGAATAGCCGAGCACATTATGATCTCTCGATATCGAATCTGATCGATAATCGGGTCACTATGTCTAAGACGGTCTAGGCCAAAGAGATGATAAATCTCCGCCAGACAAGTCACGGCTTCCACCACTTTCCCTACGTCCATTTCACCTAACGGTGCATACAGTGTCATCAATTGACGTGTTGCATCATTTCCGAAAGGTTTAATAGGACGGGAGCTTTCTTCGGCTGCTACCATTGCCGATCGAAAAGATCCAATTCTCGTAGATCTCTTTCCGAGTTCACTC